TTGATATAAGCTTTGACAGAGCTTGTTAACAATCAAATAGAAAAGACTAACCTAAAAAAACCCTTTTATCCACTTCCTCCTCGGCCGTGAGGCAGAGGTCGGATCGAAGTTGAATAAACCGTTCTAAGAACTGGGATAAAAAATTCGGTTAGTGTCGATTAGTACAGAACTAAGGTGTCAATCTTAGTCTATCTGCTTGTGCGGTCCGAAACGCAAATATAACAGTTTCACAGAAAATTTAAGTGTTCATCCACTCCTCGCTCTTGTTTGAGTGCTGCGGCGACAATAAATTGTCAATGCAGCACGCGAGAAGGAAAAATTTTCCTGTGAAACAGATTAATTATTATTTTGGTGCCTAAGCACTCGACCATACGTATAAAAAGAGATGTCGGGGGGTCAACGTTAATCGTCATGCGTTCGCCTGGATCTTAGTTACGAACTGTTTCAGCTTCCTGCCATGGTAACTCGGCTTTGAACTACCTGGGTATAGGCTTACTTAACACTACCTGATTGCGGTATCTACCTCAAATGAGGCCTCCCGTAAAACTACGTATGTTTCTGACTCACGGGGATAACTCCATAAATGGGTTATCTCTGTGGTTGGGCAATGCACATTTTAAACAATTTTGTATGTCTGAGAAGTTCAGACGCAGTGCCCGGAGCAAAAGAATTGCTCTTAATTCGCATCATTGAGCTGACGTTTAGTCTTTCTTTGCTTAACAATGATGCTTTTAATTGTTCATCCGTGTACGTTATGAATCTTTTAAAATTAATATTTTGTTCAGATCCTTCGTCAAATGTTTTACTATGACGGATGAAATGTTCAAACACAAACGGAATCCTATCAAGTGGTAGGAAAACATCCGTTTCTGCTTGTTCCAATGTGGGATACACTGTTCTATCGAACAAACTTCTCTCCACATTGATGCAGTTCCTCATATTGGCAAACACAGAAACTGGAACTTTTCCAGTCTTTAATTTGCCATCTTCGTAGAAATTCCTTAACTCTAACATGAGAGTTGGGAAGATCGGATTTTCTTCGAAGTTCTTTTTAACATATTTCACGAATTGAGGATAACGTGAAATGGGTAGATCGCCAGAAATGGCATTGGTTGCTCCGCCTTGAACAGCGGCTTGACCAGGTGTTGGTAAAATGGAATTTGTGATGCCTTTTATCGCATTTATCCCAACATCTGCTAGTCCTCCCAATGCTTTTCCACCGATCGCATTAACTGCACCTGATAGAATTGGTGCTGCGGTATTAACAATACCGTTTAGTAATGGGCCACCTATTGCCGAGAAAGCAGTACCTGCGATTGATGCTAGACTCGAAAGTCCGAAGATTCGCAAGGCTACCTCATCTTGCATATCACCTGGTAAGCAATTATGCAAAACTTCTCCTGCAACGGATGTAGGCAATCGGAAATGCACGGTATAGTTACCGATAACAGGCCCGAATGCACCATTACCTTTAGGAATTATATTGGCAAATCGATAAAATTTTTGCGTTATAGGGTTTTCTGCCCCACTATCATCGAATTTGTCAATTATTTTTGCTAGATCTATCGGTATAGATGTTATTTTACCGATATCGATTTCGCCACTGTAACACAAAACAGGGAATGCGTCCAGATTAATATCTTCCTCCACACCAACATCAGGTTCGACCGAGAATTGCTCAGGCCGTTCACCTATCAGTGGCGTGATGAAGTTAGTGTTGTCTGTAAGACCTTGTTCACCAAAATCAGCTTGGAATTCACCTTGTGGAACACGATAGTGTTCATATTTTCTTCTGCTAGCATTGTGATAATTTTGATCAGCAGAAGGTTGTGACTCAGCTGGGGGGGGTACCGTTGATGTTGTTGTTGTTGTTGTCGACGTTGTCAACGGTGTTAATCTTCGTTCAGCGTCCGACATCCATCTTTTAAAATTCTCAGAATTAGTACACACTTTGTACAGTGTGGTAAGAAAGCTGTCTAATGCTATACTCGTTCCAGCAATTGGTTTTCTTGGAACGTTAAACCTTGCATAAGCAGGTCTTAGCATAACGCGAACGTTTAAATTAGCAATCTCTGCAGTGCGATTGATTGCTATTAACCTGTACCGAAATGTGTTTGCCGAATTATCGGTACGGACCCATGGATTTGTCCACTGTCTTGGTTTTGTTGTAGATGTGTGATCACCCGACAACTGCGCCAAAACAATAGGAACTTCTACTCTACTACCAAAATTGATAAGATATCGAGATGAAGCTCTTAACGAATCCATAACTTCCAAAACTCCACTGATTTGGGGGGGTCTAGGAATATTAATCTGACATACCAATTGAGTAATATACCCATTGATATTCGATCCTGTTGACCAGACGTTTCTTCGCCAAGGTAAACTCATAGATTCACCTGCTTTTCGCAACGAAACATCCTTATAAGGGTCAACTGTTACTGTTGTCCAGGTTAATGTAGGTTCTCCACGCAATTCTATATTCATATAGTCATACCATTTTGAACCTAAATATCCAATGTCAATGGCACTGGCGGTTACACCATCTAGTTCTACGGGTGTCTCCGCCACTGCTGTTTCAACTGCTGGTGCAATTGGAACACTCTCTTCGGATATATCCTGGGCTTTAATGCTGGAACCACCTTCTGCTTCAACTTCTGTGGTCCCTTCCGTTGTATCAGACTGAAATTCGCCTTCATAATAGTCTAAACGACCATCTGCTACGTAATGACTACCTGTTTGTTTGAGTTTGGTAGTCAATGGTGCGAAATTCAGCGCTGGTACACCGATTCCATCTGTTACAGTTGATTTGTAACCGACTAAGTGCACATTAGTTACACAGCAATACGCTAGGATTTTCAATGGCGTATTAACGGTTTCCAATGTATTATTTTCAAGTGTCGAAATAATGATCGACCCCCCGGGTTGTCCCTGTCGTTGTCCACTTAATGGCACAACGGAAAGATCACTACTCCATGGACATGTGACACTTATTGTATTCAAGGCCGCAGGTTTCCACTTCACCCCACGAGTTACGGTCGTTGAATCGAATTCTGGTGCAAATATCTCTAAATATGGCGCTGTTCCCATAGGAGCAGGCATATGCAATATCCACACAAAATCACAGCTAATGTAATTAAACATACTAAACATTTGCTTTTGACCATCTGTTATCAACGGGTCAATTGTGATTCTAGATCCGATCGCTGGAATCGACTGTAACCTAGGTGTAAAAGCAGAAAAAGCTTCGCCTAGATACATTTTACCAAAAATGAAATTTGGTATTTGGTTTTTCCGAGCTTTGCGCAGTGGATAAGATACAAATGGCTTATCATAACAACGCAAGCGCGTATTAATTGGATCACCTACTTCTGAAACAACAAAACCTTGGTCTTGCATTTCACGGCTCTCCTGTGCTGTAGCACTTAAAGTCGGGAATCCCTCACGAATTCGCAATGGGAAATCCTGCATAATAATGTTACAAATTGGGTTAGATCTAGACATTATTATTACTTTATTTTAGAGAAGTTTACTGGAACATAAGCTTCTTTTATTAACATTATCGACATAGCATCCAAATTGACGTTATTCGATAATTTTATTACCTGATAACCCCATGTTACAATTGGGTCATCAGAAAATGCAGGCTGAGATGTTGTCCTATTTATGCCTACAAAAGAAATGTATTGATATACTTTCTTATTGAACACTACTGAAGGAACGAGTTCGTAGCGCTTAACATATTTAACCGGTGAGCTAACTTTTCGTCCCATACCGCTACCGATTGTTGTTGTCTGATATTCAATAGAACTTCCTCCTATATCTACTATCGTAACCTTAGAACCTTCATATACAGCACATATATCTTGTAAAAATATATTAGCATATACTGAAAAAGGGTACGTAAAGACATTTTGAGATTTCAGCTCCGAAACATCAGGTTTAACTAAAAGCAATTCATTATTGAGTTTATTCATATCTTGGGCAAGTGTAAGCACGTTTCCTTTGACTACTTCGAGATCATATGTCATATCATCAATTATTTGCGAATTAGATGATACTTTTAGCTCGAGTTCGTGCATTTGCAATTGTATCTTGCCTATAGACAACGTAAGATCTTTGACCTCTTGCTCTAACCGTTGTAAATCCCTAGTATTACTATTAACATTAGTATACAGATCAAGGATGCGAGCCTCGTTGGATTTTTGATTATTATCAACAGTATGACCAAGAGAATCAAGCTGATCTTTTTGTTGAGATTGCTCCTCTTGAATTGCATTAATTTTGGATTGGATTGATGGTATTTCTCCAATTCCTGAGTCATCTAAGACATCAACAAGCGTCGTGTCGCGCTCCCACACTTCGGCTAACAAATCCATAGTATTGTTTCCAATAATAGCATTCTTCACCCTCGTATGATCGCAGCAAAAGATTTACAATATGTTTCTTTAAATCTTTATCTTCACAGTTCGATAAACAATTCATAAATGAATTGTAATATTGTTCACCGTGGAGATACGCTTCGGCCATTTGAGCACGAATTAATTCATACCAAATGGCATGTTGAGATGGCAACAGAGTTGTCCACACAAATGGTGCCTCTAATGATCTCTTTAATATAGGTGCAACAAAAACTTGATCACGTTGCACAAAATTCCTCTTTAGGAATATTAATTTATCAAATGTGGTAAACTTGTTTTCCTCACTTGATTTAGTGCCATCAGTTATTGTATGGCCCAACTTTTCCAATTCTCTCTTATAAGTTATAAAATTATATTGGTCAGCGAATGCATCTGATACAGCTGAACACTTATCATCACCAAATGATACTTCAGCAACATTGTCTCTAAACAGAGATAAGTCGCGTATTCCGGTAACTTTACACCACGTGTATATACCATAAATATCATTAGCGATACAATTGTCAACCGTAGTTTCGAATCTGCCGCTCTTATTACCTCGTTCAGTTTGGAACACCGAATCCAACACCACCATGTAAGCTTCGGTTAACTCTTCATTTAAAACTTCACGAGCTTTATCCCAGCTATCTGGGCATAATTTTTGTATAACTTTCCTCTTCAAATTGGAAATAGTTTTTAAAACGGTCTTATGAAGAACTTTATCATAGTTTTTATAATCCGCATCAAAATGGTTTGGGTGTTTCAGCAAGTGTCTTGCTAACTCAGTCCAATCCATACTGTGCGGGTTAATACCAACTGCATGGTGCAGTTCAAGACCTGCACTTGTATAAGCTTCTTTAAAGTTGCCGTACAGTGCTGACTCAAAGAGAATTACATCTATAGGAACACATTCAAACACTCGTGTCTTACCTATTTCGACATAATCACGCTTTATGCAAGTATCCTTCAATTTTGAATTTATGAAAGATAAAAGCCTAATACCTTGTCTCCCTTTGGTTAATTTTTCAGTAAGACGATTCTTCAACTCCTGTCCTACTGGTTTAAATGATCGATGACCTGTCTCCTCATCGACATCAATTAGATCACACTTCTTGTGAAAACCTTTGTGTGACCAAGGAAGTCCTGCAGCAGCATTAACTTCTATCCCTGTAACATATTTATTAGAGGGATGTCCATTTAATGCAAGCGTTAGTACTTCATCGATGTCATTAGGAACCGGTTTCAACAAACCACTTAATTTTAGTTGATATTCTTTGGTCAACTGTTCTTCAATCCAAGCTAACAAATCGCTATCTGGCTCAGTTATTTCTTTTGCAATATCTTGCTGAGCTGTAGCTAATAAACTTGGTTTTCCTGAAACATTTTTCGCCAAATAATCAACATTAATTCTCTCATCAAATGGCGACAATGGGCCTGGTTGCAATTGTTCTTCAAATTGATTGAAGAACGGCGACGGCCGCCAATGATTGAGATCAACGTTAGTAGCAGCTGTTGTTTTAACAACATACTTACCAACGGGTTTAACGCAAGGACCTACCGGCATTTCTGTAGCGGGTTCGCCATAATTTATAAAATTTATAAATGGGTCCTTATTAGACATTTCGAACTGCTGAACAGCCATACCATGATTGGTTTCGATCATGTCTAAGTCGTTTTTAGTCACAAAGGCAATACACCACTTATCTTCGCCTTTAAGAATTAATGAGTGAAATCCAATGATTTTCTGCTGCTGTTTACCTTCAGCTACAACCACTAGACCTCCACAATCACCTTTTTGTGAGATATTTTGTGAGAGTACAGAATCACCTGCAACAATAACTTCACAGAGATCCCTATTCTCAATAATATCTCCCATTCTTATAGGCGATGAATTTCTCCCCACTGTGTGACCAGTGACAAATGTATCCGTTTTGGGGAGATAATGTAATGTGGTAATACCATTACATATTAACGCAATTTGTTCTTGCGTAAGGAGCTTCTGTTTGATATTAGGAAAGCGGAGTAAGCCTGGACTTAATCCTCTTAATTGAACAGGAGATCCATTAATTTTCTCTGTCACCATTTGAGCGTCTGAGGGTGATAAGAGCTTCGCGATAGCGATATCGCGATTATTGTCAGAGAAGATAACTTTAGCTATATGATAGCCAGTATCTGAAGTGTTGACTCTCCGTACTTTAACTACTTGCAATGAATTATTGCAAATCGCTAGCAGTAAATGATTATTAAAAATCACATAGTCCTCATGCCCTACAGCATAACTAGATGCAACATAACTCGATGTATCAAGTAAATTTATGTCGCAAACATGCACACTGCAGGCGTGAGAAATATGCATTGATTTTAAAAAATCAATATTCGAACTAACTGAATGTTGTTCAGCTGCTAACGCAGTATCTCTGGCGATCACGGCTTTGATGTATGTATCTTGATCTACATAGAAATCGCCTAATTCAAGTTTATGCAACAATCTGTTACGAATGTCGGAATAATTCCGCCTAGTTATAGCTTCTCGTGAGACCCCTCTTTCAAATGCGTTGAGAGCCTCATGTTGAAGGTACAAATAAACAAAATTACTATGGACATGCATAGAGATATCTAAAGTGTACTCCTCATGCGGTATAGCATGGAAGATATACTCAACAAATCGAAGAATTTCTTCTTCAATATTGTCTTGCGAGCAGCACACTTTTACATCCACCTGAATAGATACTTTCTCATTATTTCCGCCACAGTGCACTTTTCCACGTCTTATTTGCACTTTTCGTCCTTGGAAATAATTCTTAATATTTGGAGTTATTACTTCACTGTCAAAGTCATATAGTGTAGCTCCATTAGGTGCTTGGCGAACTCCATCCATCCACTTCAAAAACGTGCACACAGATAAGGCTCCTTTCCCTTTAGGAATAAATTCCGTAAGGGTATCAGCCAGAACTGGAACGCTTGGTTTTTCAAGCCGATCGAGAAATTCCATATCACCTACACTATCTATAGCTTGTTGTTCCACTGGTTTAGCTTTCAATTTAGATAGTTTAGATTGGAGCTTTATTTTCGGGTGTTTTTCACCATAGCTTTGTTGTTCTCCAACTTTAATTTTGATAGCTTTATATAACAGATATAATAAAGCACCAGTTATCATACCTATAGCAGGGCCAGAAACAAGTATAGACTTCGAAACCAATGAGGCTTTCCAATGTTCATTCATTGGCAAACCACAAAATTCCAAAACACTAAACAATGTCCCTAATCCAGAAGTCACCATCTTTTCATTGGCAGCTTCCAAATTTTTCCACAAACCTGTTTGAGGTATGGTTAATTCACTCGTAGATTCAGATGTTATCATCTTTTTAAGCATCATTACACCTCTAGAACTATCTTCGGCGTAATCATACTTAAACATACTATAGATGTAATCTACGTTATCAACTGCTACAAACCTGTAAACAGACTGTAGTACAGTTAATTGTGCCAAAAATTCGCCAACCATTTCATCATTTAAAAGATAAGTTAGATCGTCGAATCTTGATGGCACTGATCCACGGCGAGCCAAGTATGCTTCTAGAGCTGGTGTTATTACTATAAGACTCTTCCCGTAATTTATTAATGGGGACCAGAATACCTTTTTGCCATTTACAATGTAAATCTTAAAAGGCTCATTAGTCCTCTGCATAGCTCTATCCTGATAATCATGTTCACTTAACACTAGCATAGCACCGTGCATAGTGATATTTGACACCTGATAGATCTCCAAATCACGACATGCAGCCCACGTTCCAAATTTAATTGGAGTGGGAGCAAAGTGATTTAAAGATGCTTCATATAGTTGTCTATATAGCTCAGTTGTCTTGAATCGCACAACAAGATTATCTAACTTTTTACTTTTGATAGTAGTTAGAGCTATTTCTTTATCTTTAGCTTCTTCAGCTATAGACTTTAATAATGTTTCTAACATTACCTTTGGAGGTTGGTCTTGATCCTCCTCAGTATTATCAGAAACTAACAGGGCATTTAATAATGATCTTTGCGGCCCTGATATTAACCGTTTCTCCTGCTCATTTAAATTAACAGGATCAATCTCATCAGCCTGCTGAACGCCGGTTTCCACTGAACGCAACATAGACTGGGTACTCTGGAAGAATTTTTCTTCATACAAAATCTGTCTAGCAATTCTATCAATAACTTGATTAATAGTAACTTTTCTAGTTTCAGATCTAGTTCCTTCAGAGATCCAACCCTTCATTGTGTCCATATAGAACTCCAACCAATCAAAAGTTGTTGAGAAATTACCATCTCTTGGTGGCCCTTGTCCTGGTTTACAAACAACTTCCAATGTAATTGGAAAGCGTTCCCAAAGGGACACCAAATGATGAACGGTTAAGCTCGTTGTTGGATATTGATTACAAGATACAACAACAAGTCGTGATCGATATGGTAAATCCTTATCCTTCAAGTCAGCCTGATTTGTTCCGACAGCTGTACTCGAAATAAAGGAATACCACTTTAAGTGGTCTTTATTGGTTTTATCTTGGAATGCGTCATCGCTATAAGTTATCTCCTGACCGAAATAACCAGAATCAAACTCATCACGAGGTGACATACCCCAAGTATACCAATCAGCAGCTCCTTGAAATTCAGAACTAAGTTCTTCCAATTTCTTCCCGACCTGCTTGGTTAACCACGGTACGAGCGTTGTTTTACCGATTTGCTCAGTACCTTTGATGCAAACTCCAACTGGTTTTGCTCTATAATTGGAGATTGCTTTAATTCTATCAGCTTTTTCTACATAAGTTGATAGTTCACGTTGCAAAGCCAAGCAATCACTATATAAGGGTGCGCTTTTAATTTCTTTATCAGTAACTAAAGCTATCCTTTTAAGAACTTCTTCATTTCTTAATTTCAGTGATTGTATTTTATTGCGACCCGAAACAGTGAGCAGCTCACTGGCATTAGACATCATTGTTGTTTTAATCCACATCAAATCTGTCTTCATGTCAGAAAGCTCACCACTAATTTCGAGAAGCAATGAATACCCGTGACCCTGCAATAAGCCTAAAGATCTAGCTAGGCCTTTAATTTCAGTCCAAACTGTATTCATATTCTTTATATTAAAAGCAGTCCTATGTAACATAGGTTCAAAATCAGTTTGAAACTTGAATTCTTTACCAGTCACTGCTAGTGCAGCACCGCTTAATGCGATTGCGTGATTTAAACTAACTTGTTGTTCGCAATCTTTAATATCATTGGTAAGATGTTGCTCTATTAGCCCCAATGATTGTTCCACTCCTTCTGGTAATTTACCATTAGCTGTCGTCGTAACTAACTTTTCAACGACAGTACTTGGTGAAATATCTTTCGTAAATTTCACTAAATGGAACAATTTAACAGCTTCTGAAGCCACATCTTTCCAATCGCGTGCTCTTGTTAAACTATATACGCACGCTGAAATTCCTAATAGATTAGAAGCTAAACTATTAGTTACGTTTTCAATTACACTAGAGGCTTTTTGTTGTTTGCTTCTTTCCACTCTAGCGTTAATTGAATCTGACACCCATGATTTTAGTTGGGTGAATTTTCGTTGGATAGTCCAATATGGTAAAAGAACCACCTCCTCAAATTTGTTACGAATGTACATTTTAACAAATGTATATAATACATATAAAACCAGTGTGCAAAATGCATAATAATACATATCTGCAAATGGATCACTGGGAATCAATGCATTAATAGCCGAATGCACTTTCATTCTTCTCGACAATTGAAAATAGCCGTATATAAATGGGCCTATTACTACAACAAGACGAATCTTGTTAAGCATATAACCCTCCAAGAATGATGATATTTTACCATCAAACAGGAAAAATAGTATAAAAGCTATAAGATATACTAACATTTTTGTTTGGCTAAATTCTGTAGACGTATGGTTATTGCGTCTACTTTATTGTTCCAAGAAGTCCGAAAATATATCCGCTCTTCTGCTGTTTTAAGAGATAACAACTTGGTTATCCAACGATTTACACCTATAAGACAGGGATTAACGACACCTAAATTCAATTTCTTAAACTCGGCTTGTTTACGGAAAAAGAGAGTCCTAAATAACGTTGCACGTATTTTATCGCACTCTACTTTTCTTTCCGCATCGGTTTTGTGCTTCGCACAAATTTTTGTCCAAGTAAATCTATTGATATCTTGAGCATTAATTCGAGCTCGCGAAGACTCACAACCTAATTTCGCGAAGTTTAATCTCTGAGTCGGGGATGCATGTTTATCAAATAGACTTGCAAAAGATTTATCATCTTCTATAAGACTATCCAATATTTCTTTCTTTCGAACATCCTCGTTCTTTAAATTGAAATCTATCCACATATCGATATCTCTATCTGTATAGGTTTCTTTAATTTTAGGTATTACCCTAGACTCAAAAGTCAAATCTGACTTTTGTTTAATCACAATCTCTGAAGGTTTTTGAACTTTAGCTATCTCGCTAGCTACTTCAGAGTTTGTTTTAATTAAAGCTTGTTTGCTAGTTGACGGTTTTTCATCATCAATTTGCACATTAGCTTTTACATCAATCTTTGGACTGACGATTACTTTAGGTGTTACCTTTTTAATAACCGGATTAACTTTTTCCGGTTCTGATACTATTGTTGTATCAGCTTTCGATACCTCAGCTATTATTCGCTTTTTCAAGGGTAGTAGCCTTGTCGGTATCGTTGTTGATGGGACGACAACTGAACATTGTTGTTCCACTTCTGGAATAACTTCCAGTTTACGTTTCAAAGATGCAACTTCAGCATTGGCTCTATTGAGCTCTTCGCGTAAAGCTACAACTTCTTTAATTAGACGATCAACAGTCGCATTTTGTGTTGAAAGCAACGTCTGTGTCACATCTTTTACTTGTTCTCGAACTTTACGTTCGAGTTCGGTTTCCGAAAATTCTTTGCGGATTTCCGCAAACAATTTCGAAAGTGCGTTTTCATCTGAGTTATGTGTCATTCTCTTTGAAAACTTTACTCCCACATCCTGATCAGATAACTTTGTCCAGTTATCATGGACTTCGTAATCAATCGTATTCAAATTAACCCTTCCGGGTACAATTCGTTCATACGATTGCTTACGGGGAGGAGGTATATAACATTGCTGTATTGCCTCCGGGACTTGATCTCGATCACTAATAGCAATCTTTTCGACCCAAGTCTTATTTTCTAATAAAGTTTTACCTTTATTAGCTTTATTATATAAACAAATTCGCAATGACGATCGCATTTTGCGTCTCTGTTTACACGTTAACTTAGGCTGAACTTCCTCAACCTTTTGTATAACTGTAACTTGTCGGTTTTCAGGCCTGGTTACAGTCATTACTTTATGAGATTTAGAATTTAAATCCCTTGTTTTAGTGCTATACTTGCGAGTAGTATGGCCAGTCATGCGAGCGACCTTACATTTCTTCACAGGTTTATCACTAATTACAGGTTCATTCAACATATCTAAAAGATATGGTGAAATCCTCTTCCGTCTTTTCAAATCAATATTAATATCATTAGCCAAAGTGGTATTTTGCCGGGAGTAATTGGGCTCCTTTCGCAAAATATCATCACATTTCCGAGTTGTCATCCTAACACACGTATCAACTACCTGCGCAGGGTTAGAACTGCTCTCTCTGGTAGAAGTCTTATTATCTTTTATTTGTAATTTAATTTTTAAAATAAAAAGAGGGGATCGAAAACATCTAATCAAAATAATAAAATCATAAACTCAAAATGAACCAAAGGAATTTGTTAGGGATGAAAATGACCTAACAAAAATTAAAATGAATATATGAAATTTAATGAAATGATATTATATAACACGCATATAAAATATACAGCCTAAACGGGTTATCATATAATTAAAATGATATTATGAATTAAAAATTGGTTGGTTTTTAGGTCACCACGACACATAAAAACTTAAAACTAAATACAATATTAAATAAGCATTGACGAGAGTAATAAAATACTTGGATCTTCGTTAACTCTAGGAGCATTGACGAGAGTGTTACTCAAATATTTATCATCGTTAACCCATTTATTAAGGGTAAAAATCTCTAGAAGGTGGAATTTTAATTCCACCCCCTAGGG